CTACTGGATACCGCTTGTTTTACGGTGAAAGCAGTGTTCGATCGTTCGATAAAGTGTTCGGTCGAACACCCAACCGAACAAAACGTCCCGTTCACTCCCGTTCACTCCCGTTCACTCCCGTTTGGTCCCTCTGACATGCCAGTAGCCCCGATTCTTGAACCGAGAGGATCCAAGGAAACCCCTTGCTACAAGGCGGTTCCGAAGAATTTCGAGGAGAACCTGGAGTATCGCCGCAACTTGCTCGAGGGGGCCGCGAACAGCCGGGAGATGCAGCGGGAGATCTGGCTGGCCTGTTCACGGGATCTGCTGTTCTACATCAATGCGTTCGTCTGGACTTACGATCCCCGCAAGATCGCGGACGGCCAGAGTCCGAAGCTGCCGTTCATCACCTGGCCCTACCAGGATGATGCGTTCCTGGCACTCGATGAGTCGATTGGCAAGTCGGACGTATTGATCGAGAAGAGCCGGGACATGGGGGCGAGTTGGATCTGCCTGACGCTGTTCGAGTGGCGTTGGCATTTCAGGGAACTGCAGAGCTTCCTGATGGTCTCGCGGAAAGAGGGATTGGTGGACGGTACAGGGGACTCACTGTTCTCCCACGTCGACTTCATCCAGAAGAACCTGCCGTCCTGGCTGATGCCCGAGATACGCCGGAACAAGCTGAAGCTGATCAATCTGACCAACGGCTCGAAGATCGAGGGTGAGTCGACCACCGACAACATTGGTCGTGGTGGCCGACGTACCGCGATGCTGATCGACGAGTTTGCGGCGTTTGAGGGTGGCGGCTACGACGTATTGAGTGCGACAGCGGACACCACCAACTCTCGGATATTCAATTCGACCCCAGCGGGTACGGCGAATGCGTTTTACGCTCAACGCCAGGCTGGTACAGCGAGGATGCGGTTTCACTGGTCACAGCATCCCGAGAAGGCTGCCGGCCTGTGGTACGACGACGAGGGGAACCCACAGAGCGACTGGTACATCGGTGAGAGGAAGCGACGGGCCCACGAGGTCGAGATTGCCACGCAGCTGGACATCGATTACCAGGGTTCGGCCTATCCTTTTTTCGATCCCAAGACGCTTCAGAAGTTGAAGGCGAACTACGCCCGCAAGCCGGATCACGTCGGCAGCCTCTACGTCGAGGACGGCTACGAGCCGAAGTTTGTCGAGGACGATGTTGGGCTGCTGAAGCTCTGGTGCGAACTGGACATTGATCTGCTCCCACCCAAGGACCGCGAGTACATCGTGGGCTGCGATATCAGCCAGGGGACCGGGGCGAGTGATTCGGCGATGACGGTACTCGACCGCTTGAGCGGTGAGAAGGTTGCCGAGTTATGTAGCAACAGGATCTCGGCGAATCGGTTTGCGGAGTTGGCCGTGGCGTTGTGCCGGATGTTCCGGGGAGCGGATGGTCGTGGTGCATTCCTGATCTGGGAGGCGACCGGTCCCGGTCGGACGTTCGGTCGGACGATCATCGAGGATTGCGAGTACGCCAACATTTACTTCAAGACGGATGAGACGAGTCTGCGTCGGAAGCAGTCGGATCGGCCTGGTTGGTTCTCGACTGGCGAGGGGAAAAAGGACTTGTTGATGAACTACCGGGACGCGCTGGTGACCGGCAAGTTCATCAACCCGTCGGAGAAGTCATTGATTCAGGCGGGTGAATTCGTATATCTTCCCAGCGGGCGCGTTGAGCATGGAGGTGCCTCTCAGACGATTGACCCGAGTGACAGCCGGGACAATCATGGCGACGTGGTGATAGCGGATGCGTTGTGTGCTAAGATCCTGCGGGAGCGTGCTACGAAGGACAAGCAGAGAGACCAGGACGCAGTTCCGGTGATGTCGCTTGAGTGGCGTCGTCGGGATCGGGTTCGGGAGCTTGCCGAAAAGATCGAGTGGGAATGAGGCTGCTGGTGTGACATTTGAATCCCAGCAAGACGGAAGATCTCCAGCGGCTGCGGCGATCGGTTGACGCATCGCGTCGGAAACTGGAGCCGTTTCGCAGTCGCCACCGCCAGGCGATAGAGCAGTACGTCGGGGTGTATTACTCCGACGACGCTGCTGAACGTCCGGTCCACGTCAACCTGATGGAGTTGGCGGCGCAGATCTACGAGCGCAACCTGAGCGCCCGGCCCCCGCAGGTATTGATCCTGACGCGGAACCGGGATCTGCGTCCGATGGGCGTCAAGTACGAGCGGATGCTCAACGAGCAGCTGAAGAAGAACCGGATCCATCTGCAGATCCAGCGTTGTGTGAAGCAGGCGTTGTTCTCGGTTGGCATCTGCAAGGTGGGCGTCGAGTCCGACGGCGAGGTGGATGTCCAGGGTTACAGTTTCGCGCGAACGACTCCGTATGTGCGAAGCGTGTTGCTTGACGACTGGGTCCACGACATGTCGGCTCGACACATGGAGGAGGTGGCCTACTGTGGTCATCGTTATCGGATGCGGCTTTCGGAGGCGAAGAAGAACAAGCAGTTCAAGAAGTCGGTACGGGACGAGTTGCGGGTCGATGAGAACTACAACTTCAACGAGCATGGCGGTGACGAGCGGATCGGTACGCTGGCGTCGGGCAGCAGTCGTATCGAAACGGCGCTTGAGGATACGATCGAACTTTGGGAGATCTGGCTACCGCACGAGAAGAAGCTGGTCACCCTCTCCCCGATGGAAGGCCAGCCACCGTTGAAGGTGGTGGACTGGGATGGACCCGATCGTCACCTGGGTCCGTTCCACATGTTGTGGTTCAACGAGGTGGACGGCAACACGATGCCGTTGGCCCCGGCGATGCTGTGGCAGGGGCTGCACCAGATCGTCAACGGTCTCTACCGGAAGCTGGAACGCCAGGCCAGCCGGGTGAAGCACATCGGTGTGACCCGCGGTGCGGATGCGGGTGATGCCGAGCGGATTCGTCAGACGAGCGACGGCGAGATCGTGGCGGTCGACAATCCTGACGCGGTTCAGGAAAAGAGCTTTGGCGGCATCGACCAGCGGAACTTCGCGTTCATGCTGCAGAGCCGCGACCTGTTCAGTTGGCTGGCCGGCAACCTCGACGCACTGGGCGGACTGGGTCCGCAGTCGGAGACGGTGGGCCAGGACAAGTTGTTGTTCGCAGCTGCCAACCAGCGGATCGCTGGCATGCAGGACAAGGTGACGGACTTCACCCGCGATCTGATCAGGGACTTCGGGTTCCACCTCTGGGAAGACCCGCTGCAGACGTACCCGGTGACGGTGGAGTTCGAGGGGATCCGTCCCCTGGAGATGGAGATCACGCCTGACGATCGTCGGGGCCATTCGATCTACGAGCACGAGGTGGACATTGAGGCGTACTCGATGCAGCACCAGTCGCCTGGCGAGCGGCTGCAGACGATCAACCAGATCGTGCAGGGCATCGTGGTGCCGGCGATGCCGTTGCTCCAGCAGCAGGGGATGGAACTGAACATGACGGCGTTGATGGATTTGTACGCGAAGTACGCGAACCTTCCCGAGTTGAAGGATCTGGTACAGCAGAAGGCGCAGGAACCGATGGGAGGAGCGGAGGGTGGTTCTCCCGGTTCAGACCGGAACCGGCCCCGTCAGTCCCCGGTGACGAGTCGAGAGAACGTGAGAGTTAACCGTCCTGGTGCTGCGAGTCGGCAGAACGCCGATTCGGGCATGATTAGTCAACTAATGGCGGGTACAGGTCAGACGGCCGATTCGCTGATGTAGGGAGAGAACATGGCAATACCACGACCAGTCGACCAGTTTGATCTCGGCCGCGAGCTTAATCCGAATTGGCCTCCTCCCGCGCCAGGCTATCCCCGACCAAGCCCCCAACCAAACCAGCAGCCTGATCCCGGTTGGGACGACGACTACGATCCACAGTTCATCCCGCCGTATGTCCCGCCGGGACCAGGGCAACAGTCTCCGTTTCAGCCGATACCGCCGGCTCAGATAAATCCTCCAGCTGGACCCTACATTGCCTCGGTCGGTGGCGGCAATCCGCAGTTTCAGCAGTATCTGCAGCAGATGCAGCAGATGTGGCCGCCGACGCAGCAGCAGATGATGCGTGACTATATTATGAACAGTTACGGTCCCGCCCAGCCCGGCGTGTCGCCGGGAATGCCAGGAATGTCGGCGAACCCAGGGAGGCCGCCGTTCTACGGTCCTCCGCAGTCCGGCCAATACCAGGGTGCGGCTCCTACGTTGCCTGACATGTCGGGTTATCCGGCAGGCATGTCACCGGGTATGCCGGGGTCGGGTGCGCCTCCGTACTCACCGCTTCCCCAGACAGGCGGGGCTGAGTGGACGTGGCCACAACGGTTTGATCCTCCTGCTCCGAGTCCGATGCTCCCGTCGCTTGGTGATATCGGGAACATGATGATGCCCGGCATCCCAGGGGGGATGTAATGCCAGTCAGGCCTAGACGCCGTCGTCCGACCCCTGAGCAGATGGCCCAGCAGCAGAACCAGCCGGGTGCTCCGTTTGTGCCGGGGCATAGAACTACTCCACCTGGCCCCTATCGCGATCCAGGCGGGACTTCTCCGGTCGCCTACGATCCTAGCACCGGATATATAATCCCTCCGAATAGCCCGCCCGGCTTCATTCCGCCGGGATTTGTTCCCGGCCCTACTCCAGGGACGATGGTAATTCCTGGTACGCCATCAGCCCCAGCGGCACCTGGTGCAAGGCAGGGGACACCGGGTACACCGGGGAGTGCCCCGATTCCGATACCCGGTTACCAGGCCGGTCAGCAAACGCCACCGGTGGGTGCGGTTCCCGGTCCTGATCCAGGGACGTACATTATTCCCGGTACTGCGGGCACGGCTGGAGATTATCGTGGCGTTGGTAGCTCAACGGGCACAGCGGCCCAGGGACCGTTCCCGTTCTACCCAGGCACCAACGTGCCGGTTGGACCTCAACTACCACCCGGATCCCCCCAAAATTTTGGTCAGAACATCCCGCCATTTCCATCGCCACCGG